ATGATAGGTTACTGTTTCGTAATCAATGGTCATAGTGTTTTTCATAGTACCATTGCCTTCATCATAGTTGTATGTATCATGACCGAATTGCGTAATAACAGGATTAATTAATGTGTAAGCTGTAAAGTTTTTTTGATTGAATCCGAAAACAGTGATATCTTTAAAGAATGGTTTTTTCTTTAAATCAGGAGAAGCTGTGTCACCTACATATCCCCAACTTTCATCACCTGCTATTGATTTTTCATAAATTGTTCTATTATTATATTGACTTAATGCAGGACTGTCTGTTTGACCAAGTTGATTACCTGCAGGTGGTGGGCTACCGCCTCTTACATTTGCAAATTCAGGAACTACTCTTGCTCCGTCTGCATAATAATAGTTATAATATCGTTGCCACATTTTATTGATGTTGTTCTGATTATCATCATGAAACGTTATAGTTACCGGTTCGTAACGTATTTTAGTTTGAATAATACGTTTACGATTGTACTGATTTAGTTGAACTGTTTGAAAAGTGTAACTAGGCAATTTTACATTATTAACTAATAATCCTATATTTTGATTAGGATTAATGTTAACAACATCTGTGTTTATATTAAAATATGTGTGGAAGAGAAATTTATATTTCGGCGCAAATGCATATGCATCAGGCTGAAAAGTTTTAGCAGCGTGAGTATAATCTCTAAGGGTGTCGTTACCGAAAAATCCGGCAGCGGCACCCTTAAGTAAGTCTTGAAAGAATCCTGACATAATAATTTATATTATGTAGCAGTACCTATACCAGTAGCACTATCACCTGCTAGGATTCTTCCGATTTCAAATCCTACGCCGGTTGCTTCAGTCGCATTACCAGGAGTTGCTAGTTGGACTGCGTTATCATATTTCACAGTTAAACCGATAGTGACAGCTTCGCTAGCACCATAGTTTAATGTGTTGTAGTTTGCTGCACCTAAGAAGCATCCGTATAATTCCCAACGTTCTAAGACGACCGGTGCGTTTGTGCCGTTACCACCATCTAGAACTTCAATATTCATTTGTAACTTATAAACTTGACCTGATGCTGCTGATGCCTGTTCAACGAAATCTAATTGCTTCTGCAATTGCTGACCTACGGCGCGTGCTACGCTACCGTTAGCATCATCACGAATGTTTACTGTTAGATCGTTCCAAGTATGCTTGCCTGCTAACTTAATAGTTGAGTTGTATACTTGTAGTGGAATTTCAGCAAATGACAAGTTAGGGCGTTGACAGTCAATTACTTGCTTTGTTAATTCTAAACCTGCGTCAGTATCAACTCCGAAATTTAAAAAGTTAACTCTGAAGCGATATTGCAACTTAGGCATCAACAGACCCTGGTTTCCGCCAGCGTTATCTGATGATACTGTCATGTTGTACAATGATTGTGAGGCTGTTGCCATTTTAATATCTCCTAATAATCTTATTTATCTGCATGAGAGCCCCTTGCGAGGCTCTCATCTTTTTCTATTAAGCTCCTGACAATTCACCAGTATTCAATATACGTACTGGGATGTAGATGAACTCTGCTGCCTTGACTGGCTCAATTGCAACGTCGATCCACAATTCATTACGATCTATTCTTGCTGGAGTGTTATTTGACTCATCGCAAACAACCAAGTAGTCATAGATACCTCTCTTAGCAACTAAGTCAACCATCAATGTTTGTACTACACCAGCGATTTGCTGACGAGTGATAGCATCATTTGGCTCAAACACGAATGGTCTTGCTGCGATAGTCAATTGACGACGGATGTAAGCAACTAGTCTTGCGACGTTTGTACGATCCAATGCGCTTTGACTATTGAATGATGTCTTGTTACCGTAGTTCAAGAAACCGTTACCAGTAAAGAATACTAGTGGGTTAATGAAGTTAGTGTATAGAACATCACGAATACCTAAGCGAGTCTTGATATTTACGAATTCGCCTGTTGCTCTATCAACATAGCCTATACCTAATAGGTTGTCGATTAGACCACGACGAGTACCTGCTGCTGCTAACCAAGGATAAGCAATTGTGTCGTTACGTAAGAATGTACGTAACATTGCGTGACTTGCTGGCACTGCTACAGTGTTACCTGACAAGTCGTTTGCTAATCCGCTTGGGTAGAACAATCCAAGATATGTATTTCTTGCAGGACCACCTTCAGCAGGAACTGAAGTTGCCCATGCCTGAATGTCTGTTGCACTTTCAGGAAGATCAATTGGTGTGTCGCCTAGAATATAAGCTGTTTCACCGCGATCTCCGTTCAATACATTCATGTTAGTCTGCAATTCTGGGTAGAATGGAGCAGCCATCAAGTTGAAGAAGTTATCTTCATCACGAATTGATAAGTTAGTATCAATTGTTGAACGCATTGCTTCTACAACCATGTTACGCTGTGCCTTACGACCCATATATGCTGCACCGTTTGGTGCTAAGCCACTTGCTGATACCCAAGTACTCTTAATAGTTGGTAGAATTTCATCTGGGAAACTTAAACTATTGAAGTAGTTAGTACGATATTGTTTTACGTTATAACCACTACGACGAGTGTTGAACAACATCATACCTACTGGATATAGTGATGACTCTGGGGCATCCAAATCAAGATTATCACTTACTAACAATGATTGAATTGTTGGAATTGGATCATCTACTGGGTTGATAGTATTTTGATTGCTTGACCAACGTGCGTCAGCAAATACAATACCATTTGAACTAGTTTGATCGCTAGTGTCAATTAGTACCCACTGATCTTCACCACCTACGTTTTGATAGCGACTGATAATTGGATAATTTTCTAAATCGCTAGTATCGATCCATAGATCACCGTAGACAAGTGCTGTACCATCTGATTGTTCAGTTGGTTCGCTTGCACTGACGATTGGTCCGTTTGGATCTGTGTCTGGTGTACCGCTACCGTATGGTAATGGGAAACCGTTATCATCAAATGCTACGTTACGATAGCCTTTCCAACCATCTGTAGTGTTGATCATGATATCAGCTTCATCAACTACAGCATAATACCAATTAGTATTATTGTCTGGATTTGATACTGGAGCACCTTCATTTGCTGTGAACTCAAGATAAGCAAAGTTTGTTAATTGTGCTTTCCATTGAGTTGGTGCGATACCGCTTACGTATGTAATACCTTGAACGGCTCCGCCTACTCCTGTTGCTGTTACTTTGACAACTAGATCATTGAATGGTGAAGTACCGCCCAAATCTGCACCTGAGAAAGTAACAGTATCACCTATTACATAACCACTACCGTTATCTACGAATGTAGTTGGTAGAACAGTATATGCACCGTATTCGCGTGAAACATTGATCTCTACGTCAATACCTACGCCGCTAGTAGACGCTTGTGATGGAGTATAAGATACTTCTGTGCTTGGACCGTATACTACATTTTCGCTGCTACCGATGCCCATACCAATTGCTGTTAACAATCCAGTTGATGCACCTTTATTTGAACCTGAGATAGCAGTATCGTCAATAAGAATTACACCACCTTCTGTGTGAGTAATTTGTAGAGCGCCTGTATCTAGTTGAGTAATTGTTGTATAAGGTATAGCAGCACTTACCCATGCGCTAATCAATTGTGATACACTTGAACCACCTGAAAGAGATAATGAGTATACAGCAGAAAGATTTGCACTTCCTGGAATACTTACTTGAACTCTTGCAAAGTATGGACCACCTGATAAGCTTATGCTAGTTTGTGAGCCTGTTACTACAGTTGGACCTGTTGCTACTCTCTTATAGAAGTATACTGGTCCGCGACTAAATTCACCATTGAAGCCGTATTGAGCATACAATGTGCCTTCTGGGATTGATTGACCACCAGTGCTATCTAATGATGCTAATAGACCCCATTCAGTTTGTGCTAGGTTTACAGAACGTGCAATGAATGCTGCTACGTTATCATCATATTCTGAAACGATAGGATTTAATCCGTTACCTACGCTACCAACCTTTAACCATACTGATCCGCTTGGATGAGGATAGTTCTGACTTGATGACCACAATGGCTGTTGACTTGATGTACCAAACACTGCTGCTGGTTGATAACTATAACCATCTTCAATACCCATGTCTGCTAATGGAGTGCCTGCTACGTCTGTTAATTGAACGAAAGGATTTGATCCTACGCTAGCTACTTGACTTGAGTAAATTACTAGCTTGCTGTCTAATACGCCAGCACTTAGATATGCCCATCCTAATGCGTTGATTTCGCTTGCAACGTCTGCTACTGTACCACCTGATGGTACAGTAATTGTTGCAGAAACACCTGAATCAATTGCTATTTCAAACTGATCACCCGGTGTTAGAACTGGGTTGCTTACTGAACCTGTTAGGGTAGGAATGCTCTCTAACCAAGCGCGTGATCCAACAACTACCCAATCATTTAAGTAGTTCTTATAGAAGAATTGTTGTGAAGGATCTACGATAGGACTTGTTGTTACTTCTTTTGAGTAGACAGCATACTGACCAATAGTGCCTAACCCTGCTAATGGATAATTGCCTGACATTAACGCTGCGTCGGAAATAACGATTGGTGCTTGTAACTCAAAGCTTGAAGTTGCTGCATCCCATTCGTAAATGCCCCATGTTGATGTTGTTGTATCTAACCAGTAAGTACCGTCAGCAGGCTGACCTGTTGGGCGACCTGTTAGTGGAACTAGACTGCCTAGATCAATATCTGCTCTTAAAATATAAGCGCGGTTAGTTACGCCCAATGCTGAATATGCTGCTAACAGACCATATTCGTTTAGTTCATATCCCTGTACTGGAGTTCCATCTGAAGTTGTATAGAAGAATGGATTGCCGTACAATGTGACTAGTTCACGCTGACTAGTTACTTGATATAGTTTACCTGCATTAGCTGCTGTAGTTGCTTGTGCTATGCCTGTACCATTTGGGTTTGCCTTATCCTGTTGTGTAGCAACAAGAACGAAAGGAACTGAATTTGTTGGGGCTGGAAGATATTGACTTTGGTCAATGATTGTAACTTCTACGCCCGGTGATGTTAATGCCATGTTTTTACTTCCTATGTTGTAATATTTTGAGGGTTACATACCCTGGGTCTCTTTAATATTATTTAGTGCAAAGTACAAAAAAGTGCTTTTAAGCATACCTTCAAAGGTTAATTATAAATAATAGTATGCCCAACATAAGGCCAATTTGTAAAATCTGCAATAAAAACCATAGAGCAATAAATTATATCCGAAATGGGATAAAGCATTACAGAAGTATTTGCGACGATTGCGGTAAAAAGAAAGTCAAAAAGAAACCAACTGTGCCCTTATGGGAAAAAGCAGGGTACAAGAAAAAACCAGTATGCGATATATGCGGCTTTAAGAGCATATATCCAACTCAAATGACTGTATTTTTTATAGACGGTAATCTAAAAAATACGCAGTTAAACAACCTTAGGACAGTGTGTTTAAACTGTGTTGAGGTAGTAAAACGAAAGGAAATTACTTGGAAAAGAGGTGACTTACAAGTTGATTATTGAGTCAATTTTGCGGTGTAGTTCGTCTACTGTACCGCTGTTATCAACATAGTAATCATAATCAAGACCAACACTGCTGTATTCACTAGCATGTACTTTATGCTCCATTAGTATAGATAAATTCTCTTTGTGACCAAAATTATATGCGACTGCTGCATCATACCAGGGAGGATTGTTTCCCCTAGTTACTCTGAGTGTAATACCGCCCAATCTTTTGATAGACTTTAATTCATTAGGGAATCTGCAATCGCTTAATACAATGTTGTCTTTTGTAGTACGCAATTGATTTTCAATGCTAGCGATCCAGATATCATCGTGAAATGCACGACGACCTACCTCTGTACCCCATTGCTGAAGTACCAAACGAGGTGTAAGATTGGGAATATCTAATCTTTCTGCCCACCAAGGATCAATAGTATCACGCCATTCACGACTATACTTTGTTGTACCCTCAAGTAGTTCACGATCCCAACCAAAAATACTTGCCACAGCATCTTTAAGAGGACCAGCATAACTCATACGCTTAAATCCCCTGAATGTAATCAGATAGTCGGCAATAGTGTCTTTGCCGCTGCCTATAAAGCCTGCAATTCCTATAATCATATTACTATATTAATACAACTGAAACTTAAATGCAATACTTATGGAAACACCCTATATTCCCTGCTGCGATAAGACTATTACCGAATTCTTGTTTTGTTATGTTTTTTAATGGGGGACAGTTCGCGTATAAATTTGCCCACTCTACGTCACACAATTCAGACCAACGTTTTTTATTATATTCTATATCTTCTTGTATTTGATTTTCAAACTTGCTCATATTTTTTATGAAATTATTGGTTCTTCTAATCGTTGTTAGTGTATATTTTTGAATATT